TTATTTTATTCGCCAATAATATTCAGTTAAATAACTTGCAGCATCAAAGGGATGTTCAAGAAATTTGCTGTCGCGGTTGTTTTTTATTTGTGAGAAGGTTGGAACATCAACAATACTTGTACCTTCCTTAAAAGAGAGGTTATAAATATTGTACAGTAGCCATTTGCATCTTCTCTCATCTATAAACAGGTGATGTTCCCCTTTTGAATTTTTAATTTTCGCATTAAAGGCGGCTATCCTGTTCAGAATAGGCGGATTATAATCTCTAAGGTGAAATTTTACCTGTTTTCTGTCATAGCCGTGGTTATAGAGAGCCTGCCTGATTATTGCATAATTCGTAAATTCACTTTGGGTTGAGCGATTGTCTCCGGAAGCATCACCGTTTATGATAATCTGAGATTTATGATTAGGATAACGCCTTATTACTTCATTGATACATTGTTCGGTTGTGGTCTTTTCGATTGCGAGTTCATCAAAGTAATAGACGTTATTTTCATCAATATACGCGAGCTCCCAGCACATCGGATCGACGTTAAAGTCGCAGGTAATATGCAGAGGAAAATCGGGGCTGTATTTAAAGTGCTTAAGATTATTCTCTGAAAAGCCTTTAACTACCAACCCGCTTGAGTAATCCCCGAACTCCCCTAAGACATTTATTCTGTAATATTCTTCATCAAAATTATCTTTCAATGATTGGATAAAATGTGACGGCAAATAGATATTGTTTGTAGTCGGAGCAATTATGAGCCGATAATTTTCTCGTTTTTGTTCAACAAATCTTTTCCAAATCCAACCTTTATCGGACTGCGGGTTTGTGTGTCCGAAAAGTCTGTATCTGAAATCAACCCAATCTTTTCCCCTGTATGTGTTTCTTAATCTACCCAATAATTGCTTAAATGAGGAGTCATCTATCTGCGATGCCTCCTCAATTTCTGCCCAATGAAGGTTTAAAGATTTGAACCTTTCAGGATCTTCAAACGCACAAAACATTATCTCCGAGCCGTTTTTAAATTTGATTATTTTATCTATTTTGTTGTAAGAATAATGAACATTTTCTTTATATCCGAGAGCCTCTAAGTGTTCCAGATAAGTAACGAGCGTAGTTTTTCTGACCAACTCATATTCTTTCGCTCCGACGAGCCCTCGGCACCCCGGGTATTTGCGGGCAAGCATTATTCCTAATAATGCTCCGCACCATGTTTTTCCGCTCCCGTAACCCCCTTGATATATTGCTACATCAAGAGGATTATTATGGGGTATTTCTATAAACTCCCTTTGTTTATCCAATAAATTATATTTCATTTATCGGATTTAAAGTGGTTTTTACTGAATTATCGGCATTTTGACTATCAAGCCTGCTTTTCAACAGGTCATAAATATATTGGGTTATATCATCGACATAAGGCAACAGATAGTTATTTATCGCAAATCTTGCGACAAAATTAAACCCTAAATTATCCATTGTCTTTTCAATAATTTTAACTATATATTTATCGAGTTTTTCTTTCTTTTCTGTGTTGTTTAGTTCTGTTTTTGCGAGTTCTTTTATTTTTATTTTTGCAAAAACCGCTATGTGATTAAAAAGTATTTTTATTTTATTGTTTTTCATATTGTTCTCCTTGTTTTTAAGTTCCGTCGTCCCACCAATCGGCATCAAAAACTCTGCCAATAGTCAGCCATGATACTCTTACTCCTGCTTTTGTTGCTGCAGTGCTTTGATTATATACATCAAATGCGAGTGAAGTAGGATTTTGCGACTGACAATAAACGCGAAGTATTTTTGATGTTCCATCTCCTATGCAATTCAGATAAACTTGGTATTTGTAATTTTCTCTATATGTTTTAGGCAAAGTTATTGTACCTGTCCAATGCGCACTTTTAGCAATTGCTTCGTCATTTGTTATACTTCCCCATTGAAAAAGTATTTGGTACTGGGACAAGTAAGGAATATATATATACGCTGATTCATCTCCATTTCCTGCCGGTCTTGAAGTAGTATTAGCAAATCTGCTCTCAATTTGTGAAGGTTCTTCTGATGTATTTATGTACGGAATAGTACAATTACTGAAATCTTTTTTGATATAGTTTTCTAAACTTTCAGTTATAGCACTATTTGTAACAAGATTATTTGAAGTCGCGTCGAGAGCAGTATCAATTGTCAGCTTATCTTGTTTGGTTGTCACATCAGGGATATCAGTTTTCAGAGCATAAGTATCAGGGATTTTAGTCAAATATCCTTTTTGTGTTAACTTGCTTTCCGTTATATATTCATCGGGTATGCTTTGTAGTGCTGTGGCTCCTGCATGAGCCCCTGCTCTTATTGTATCAATATCGGATATTTTATCCTGTTTAGAATTTAACGCTTGTGTAACAATCCTGTTTGCAACTGAATTATTTGATGTTTCAGACAGTTCCGAATCAATAACCGCTCCGTCAGGGATAATTGGTTTATCCGATAAGTCTTTATAACTTCCGCTTGTTGCAACCGGTGCTAAGTCAGACTTGTTTGCTTTCCCTGATATATTTTGCTGCTCGCTTAGATATTTAGCATCAATTTCAGCTTTTGTATATACATCTAACTGTTCTGCTGTTACTTTATGCGGATTATCTGTATCATCAATATGAGCATTCAAATCTTCGTCAAAAGATTGTTTTAATTCTTCCGTAATATTTTTGCAGTCATTAGCAATATTTTGTGCTTCTGATACATATTTTTCACAATCTTTTGCTCGTTCTTTTGCTTGCGTAGAGTATTTTGCAGCTTGTTTTTCATAATATTCCACATTGTTATTATTTATTTTTATATCAGCGTCGGAATTTTTTGATGCGCCTATTGATATTCTTATACCGTTATTGTTGTTATCGGTTGATATTCTTAATTCATTATTTGCCATTTTTGCCCTCCACTATTTTGGGGTAAACTAATATATAGTTCATTCGACCGTAATCGGCGTTTGCTACAAACAGAGTGTCCTCTTCCGATTCGTTATCGCATAATTTGATTCCGTAATAATATGTTTCATAATCTTCATCAAGCGGAACCGTTAATAAATCGGAAAAATCACTTGTAATAAAAAAAGTCACTTTGGACATGAAGTTTGAATTTACACAAATTTCGTCCCCTACGGTTTCTCTTTTTCTGTTTTTTACGGCAAAATATACACTATAGTTTTTTGATGTATCTAATCCGGAAATTGTGATTTTTCCGCTATCTCCCTGATGGATAGATATAGTACCGTCTTTGCTTATACTTAATGACATTTAAAATTCCTCCAATTGTTTCCGTAAATCTTTAACTTGAGAAGTATAATATTCTATCCAAGTTTGTCCTGTTGTTTCATCTTTAACGGATGGTTCGCAAACAGCTCGGATACGTTTTAAATCAAGTTCAACTAATTTGCTCAAAATATCTGATTTTTTGTTTTGTTTTTCTTGTTTTTGCAAATATTTTTTATAGTCATCACTTTTTACGTAATCCGAATTTAAGACGTAACCTTTTTCAATATCTCCTATTGATTGGACAATACTGATATCTTTAGTTGCAATATTAACAATCTCTTGTCCCCTGTAATCTTTTACAATATTCCATTGGTCGTTTTTAAAAACGATAGTTTCATTTTTCTTATGGAAAGGCGGGGTTTTTGTAGTAGAATTTGCGGGATATAAAAACTCTCCCGCTCTTTTCGGGTTAGGCTGAGCGTTTTGTTCGCCTGTATATTCTCCGCTTATCTTATCGTAAATGTATATTTTCATAATAAAATCTCCTAATTAGTATTTAATTAAATAATTGACAACTAACGCAGGTGGCTGAACAGTCTTGCAATCATTGTTGTATATGGCGCTGCAGTTTGATGCGTCAAATTGAATATTTCTTTGTTGCAAAGTTTGATCAACCCCGCTTTTCTTCCAGTTTGAGGAAGATACAGCTTTGAACACTCCCGAAATGCCACTGCCATATGTACATAAATGATTGATTCTGCCTGTTATGTTCGGTAGTTTTGCTTCCAGCTCCTGACCGAGAGTTGAGGTTGAAGATGTTCCCCACAATACTCTGTCTCTTAAATCAGGCAGTTTAAACAGAGTACTGTCCGAGCTTGTGTATAATTTCCCGATGACATTGTATAAATCTTCAAAATCCGAAACCTTGACTTCCGAGCCGTCGCAGAGTAAAAAACCGCTCGGGATATCCGAACTTAGTGTCGGTACAATCATTCCTGTTTGGATAAAGCTCGTTTTATAGGTCAATAATTGTTCTACGTTTTGGCTTAATGTTTGTACGGTAGATGAGAAACCTGCGGTTTTATCCGTAATCGTTCCCTTTAGACTTTCAATCAAATCTTCAAGATAATTGAAATTGTTATTCATATCGGAAGATGATGCGATTGAGCCGTATTCTATTTTTATTAAACTCATACTTATTCCTTTCTGTTGATAATTACATCGTAGATTTTATCAACTTTTTTCTGTACGTCTGAAATTTGCCCTTTTAGGTTTAGCGACTCTTCTTTTGTCATGTATTTCTGAGATACACTTTCCAATATTTGCCTGTGCTGTATTTCCAACTCTTGCGGAGTTACAAACAGGTTGTATTGAAAAAACATAACAAAAACCGCCAAAATGACAGGGGCATATTTCGTCATAATTTCTTTGTCCAT